AACTCCCCCCAACCCCCTCTTTAATAAAGAGGGGGTGCCGAAGGCGGGGGCGTTAAAAATAAGGAGGCAGATATGAAAGGCTGGAAAACGTGGAGTGGCGGTATCGGGTTGGTACTCACCGGGGTCGGGATAATCCTCAAGGGATTGTCCGAGGGGACGTTTGACGGGATGACTGAGGGAATAGGGTTTATCTCCTCAGGGTTCGCCGTGATAGGCATCGGCCACAAAATCGAAAAAGCAGAGCTGTAATGTGGTCGGCGATTGCGGGGCTGCTTGCTTTGTTGCACGCGGCCCTGCGGTTTTATCTCCACAGGCAGGAAATGAGAGATGTGCATGATGAGAACATACAGGGATTTAGAAAAGTGGTCAGTGGTCAGTACCCTCAAGGGCATAAAGGGCCAGGGGTCAGTAAAACCGGCCACAGTGGTATTGATGCTGCTCTTGCTGATCAGCATGACAGGGTGCAATCGGCGATACGTGGTGGTAAACGGCTCGGAGAAGGTAACTATCACGAAGGAGTCGCTGGATAAGATGTACCAGGACAATGAATTGCTTTTAAAAGTGCTGGAGCAGTGCCGTGCCAGATGAAGGAGATATAGCTTCGGAGAGGTACGAGCAGTTTCTGACAGCCAGGTTGGAAGAGCAGAAACATCAGGCAAAGGCACGGCAGGCCATTCCTGTACGAAGGACCTGCAAGGATTGTGGGATTTATATCCCAGTGAAAAGACGCAATGCCTCGCCGGGATGCCAGAGATGCATAGATTGTCAAAAGGACTTTGAATCGAAATAAACCTGGATTCCGGCTGAAGGCCTGCCGGAATGACAATAAAGGGAGGGAAAACAGTGGAGGAATCGATAATCAGGGCAAGCATCAATGCAGGGATTGGCGGGGTGATAGCGGCCCTTATTATCATTCTTATTTATAAGCTGGCAAGTAGGTTGTTTCTGGAAATAGGCGGCAAGATGGTGTCGGCTTTTGAAAAGCAGGCGAACTCGATAGACGATCTGACGAAATCTATTCAGGGTTTTGTCCTTAGAGACGACTTTTCACATAGAGAACAACTGGTGTTGCTCAAGTATTTGGCACAGAGCCACCAGGAATATGCACATGTACTGAAGGGACTGGAAGAATGCCCTCACTTAGGGAGTGCAAATGAAGACCATAAACACTGAAAAGAATAAGAGAATAAGGGTTGCGCTCCTGGAGCTACTTGCCACCGAGTACCCAGGGACGCTTGACCTTAAGGTTCTCCAGTTTTCCCTGGATAATCTTGGGTATCCCATGCCGCAGGAGTCGCTGACTGCGCACCTTGCATACCTGGAGGAAAAGGGGTATGTACGCCTTGAAAAAAAGAAGGGTTACGGCTTTGAGATATCATTTGCAGCTCTCACTGCAAATGGATGGGACCTCCTTGATGGGCACAGGAACGAAAAAGGGATAGACGAGGCGCTGTAAAGGCAGGGATGAAGGATGAGGGCTGAGGGATGAAGGGAAAATCAAGCAAGGCAGAGTTCAGGGAGATGGCATTCAAGAAGTACGTCGAATGCGGCGGGAACGTGGATATGACCATCCGGGAGTTGAACAAGGAGGGGTTCCCTCTTTCCAAGCCTACCCTTTATGAGTGGATAGAGAAATTTGATTTTAAAGGCAGGATGTCTAACGTGGACGCTGAACGGCAGAAGAGCACGGACAGCCAGTTGTCTTTTGAAGAGGGGATGATAACGGCCCTTATCTCTCGGAAGGATGCGTATGAGGAGTACTTCAAAACCCAGTCTGGGAATCTGGACCATCAGGCACAATATGCCTACGCAGGGATCATCAAGTCTATCCTTGATATAAAGGAGAGGCTGTCGAGCTTTAAGGCAAGCCTGTTCCTGGACTTTATGAGGGACATGATTAACTACCTGAGCAAGAACGACCCGGAGGCGTTGCCTCTGATAGAGAGGAACTTCGACGACTTCGTTGCATTCGCAAAGGAAAAGTATGGCTCTAAGTAGCAAGGACAAACAGTTTAACAAAGAGATAGAGACGCTGAGGGCGCTTATACAGGCCAGCGCCAAGCCCTTTGCAGACAATAAAAAGGCACAGAAGGAGAGGGTTGATAAGGCAAAAGAGGACCTTGAATTCTTCGGACGGACATACTTCCCTCATTATATAGCGGCGGCAAGTTCAGCCCTGCACGAATATATTGCGTCCCGTTTCCCGGAGATGATCCTGACGAGCATCAAGACGGGAGTGGGGGATAAGGAGGCGGACGCAGCCCCCAGGGGGAACGCAAAGTCAACCTGGACTACACTGGTATTGCCGCTCTGGTGTGCTGCATACAAATACCGTCTGTTTCCCCTGATAGTGAGCGAGACGACCACACAGGGGATAGACTTCATATCGTTTATCAAGGCGGAACTGGAGACCAATGAGCGCCTTGCCCAGGACTTCCCGAACCTTTGCGGAGAGGGGCCTGTCTGGAGGGCCGATACCATCATAACGAGGAACGGGGTGAAGATCAGGGGAGTTGGCGCCGGTCAGAAGTTAAGGGGTATGCGTCATGGATCAAAGCGCCCAGACCTGGTCATAGGTGATGACCTGGAGAATGACGAGGCGGTTGAGTCCCCTGACCAGAGGAAGAAGCTTGAAAACTGGTTCTTTAAGGCCCTGATGAAGATAGGGCAAAAGGACACTGTTTATATAGTAATAGGCACTGTCCTACATTACGACTCTCTTTTAAGCAAGCTCCTGAAGAGACCGGGGTGGAAGGGAAAGAAGTTCAAGGCTGTAATCCTCTACTCGAAGTCTCCTTTATGGGAGAAATGGGAGACCATATTCGCCGATATCTCCATAGGCAAGGAGGAGGCAGAGGCCAAGGCGGACGCCTTCCATGAGGTAAACAAAAAGGAGATGCTGGCAGGGGCTGAGGTGCTCTGGCCGGAGGTAGAGGATTATTACTACCTTATGAAGATGAGGATCTCGGACGGCCCGGCGTATTTCGATTCTGAAAAACAGAACGAGCCTATCAACCCTGAAGATTGCCTGTTCCAGGAGGACTGGTTCCAGTATTGGGAAGATGAAGAAATAGACCTGTCAGGATTGCCCCGCGCAGGCGTGGTTGATCCGTCTATGGGAAAGAAATCAAAGAGACATGACCCATCGGCGATCCTGGGCGGAAGGATGAAGGACCACATCATTTATGTAGACATGGCCGATATAGAGAAGCGACACCCTGACAAGATCATAACCGACATCCTGGCATATCACGAGAGAGACAAGTTCGACAAGTTCGGCTGCGAGTCCATCGCCTTCCAGGAGTTTTTTAAGGACTCCCTTGAAAAGGAGGCCCACACAAAGGGACTGACCCTGAATGTTGTGAAGCTTACACCCAATACAGATAAATTCCTTCGCATCCAGACGCTACAACCCTGGGTAAAAAACGGATGGATCAGGTTTAAAAGGTCGCAGAGGGCATTGATTGAGCAGCTTAGATATTACCCGCGAGGGGACCATGACGACGGCCCGGACGGGCTGGAGATGCTGAAAAGCATGTTTGAGGGTGCGATGACGCCTGCCGCCTCGGCATCGAGCGAGACACAGGATGGGGATTATAGGGCGGAGAGGACCACCCCGGCCTTCGGCCACCCCTCCTTATCAAGGCGGGGAGTTAAGACAGGACGGAGAAGGATGGGATGAAGATCAAAGAGCGTTTGATAGATAGATATTTTGGAGACGCCATAAATGCCAAGGTCGAGGCTGAGGTAAAGACCAGACTTCAGGCTGCCTCAGTCACCGACAAAGAGGACATTGGCTGGAGGAAGCTTACTGGGGATTCTAACCGCAACCTCTCGCCTCTTACTCAGGACAGGATGATAGAAATATCATTCTGGCTATGGGAGAACAATCCCCTGGCAAGCTGGCTGATAGAGATCATCAAGGACTTTCTCCTTGCCGAAGGGCTTCCTTATGAGGCGAAGAATGAGAAGGTAAAGGCTGTGCTGGACGGGTTCTGGTTTGACCCGTTGAACAGGATGGACATTTACTTAGAGAAGTATGTCAGGGAGTTGTTCATGTACGGGGAGCTTTGTTTCCCTGTATTTAAGGGGACACAGACGGGAAAGGTTCGGCTGGGATATATAGACCCTGCACAGATAAAGGAGGTCATCACTGACCCGGAGAACATAAAGGCGGTCATAGGGGTGATACTCAAAGACTCGTCAGGACAGACGGGGCGGAAGTTCAAGACGATCCTTCCGAAGGACGCTGAGACCATCCTGAGCAAGACAGCCCAGGCGCTGAGGGACGGGTACACGGACGGAGAGTGTTTTTTCTTCGCAATTAACAACGTGACCAACTCCCCAAGGGGGAGGAGCGAGCTTCTTGTTGTCGCAGACTGGCTGGACGCTTATGAGCAATTCCTTTTTGACTATGCAGACAAATGGCCTCTTTTAAACACTTTCGTCTGGGACATGAAGGTTGAAGGCGGGGACGCGGCGGCGATAGCTGAGCAGATAAAGGCCTTTACGAAGAAATCCGGCTCAGTCTTCGGGCACAATGAGAAGGTTGATCTGAAGCCATCTACGCCTGACCTTAAGTCAGTTGACGCCGCCGAGGGTGCCCGGCTGTTCAGAAACCATATCCTGGGGTCAAAGAGCATACCTGAGCACTGGTTCGGAGGCGGCGGGGACGTGAATAGGGCAACGGCTGTTGAGATGGACAGCCCTGCATATAAGTCCCTTTCGTCGAAGCAGAGGTATTTCAAATACATCCTTGAGTCTATCTTTGAGCTTGTCATAGATAGCGCAAGGGATGCCAGATATTTGAACGTGACGGATGAAGAGGCAGGGCAGTATTCAGTAACGACCCCTGAGCTGTCTTCAAAGGACCTTGTTAAAAATTCAACCGTGATAAGGGAGACCACGACGTCCCTGGTTCTGGCGGAGACAAACGAATGGATAAGCAAGGACACAGCAAGACAGGTGTTCAGCATGGTCATAGGGTCCTTGGGGGTTGAGATAGATTACGACAGCGAGAAGGAGAAGCTGGCAGAGGAAGGGGAGAGGAAGGGGTTTGAGGATTACACGAAATCCACCACCCCTTAATCCCCTCCTTATCAAGGAGGGGAGCTTGAATAGAAATGCCCTTTAAATCGATTTTTAGGAAAAAGACGGGGGATAGGCCGTAAATTCATTGACACATAGTTTATAAACGAAAACAGGGGCCTTGTAGGGGGCTTTAAAAAGGTATGCCGAAGGTCAATTCGACCATAAAAAAGATTTTGAAGGAAAAAGACGCCGGGATCGTGGCCGGGACCGAGGCGATGAAGGGCATCCTGGTTGACCTCCAGAAACAGGTCATGGTGGAACTCGGCCAGGCAGCCCTGGGATCGTGGGATGCCTATCAGCTTAAAAGGATGCTGGACTCAATAGAGAGGCAGACGGCGGACTTTCAGTCAAGGGCAAAGAAGGAGATAGGGGCAAATCTGGACGCCTCATGGGAAATGGGGAGGGCGCTGGTAGAGGAGCCGCTTAAGGTGGCCGGGATATATACAGGGTTCAACATCTCGACCTCTTCCCTAAACGCATTAAAGGAATTTACGTTTCACAAGATAGACGGCCTGGCAGATGACGCCTGGTACAAGATCAAGGGGGAATTGACACTGGGAGCGCTGGGAGGGAAAACGCCGCAGGAGGTGGCGGCGGCAATAGGGAAGAACCTGAAAGACCCCTCTATATTCTCCTCGATAGCGGCCAGGGCTGAGGCGATAACGAAGACGGAGATGGGAAGGGTGTTCAGCACAGCGACACAGTCGAGGATGGCGGAGGCCGCTCAGTATGTGGAGGGGCTGGAAAAGCAGTGGATACACGCAGGGCACCCGAAGGCAGCAAGGCCTTATCACGTGGCTGCATCAGGTCAGCATGTCCCCTGGAATGAGCCTTTCTTGATCGGGAGCATCCCTATGATGTTCCCCAGGGACCCGAAGGCGCCGATATCGGAAGTCATTAACTGCGGGTGCGATCATGTACCGTGGCATAAATCGTGGCAGTAATACCACCCCGCCCTTTGGGCACCCCTCCTTATCAAGGAGGGATTAAGGGGAGGCAAATAAAACAAAAGGAGGGAAGGAAGATGGCAGAGAAACAGCAGGAAGCAGAGGCCCCGGTCTTTGACAAGAAGTGGCTGGAGGGTCTGAAGTACAGGACCTCGGAGGCAAAGACAGTTGAAGAGGAAGGGCGGAAGGTCAGGAAGTTTGTCCCGTCGGTGCGGGCCTTGAAGGTCGACGATGTCCTTTCCTGGAAGGACTGCGGAAGCAGCGTTGTACTGGTCACAGCGGACGGACAGAAGGTCACGGTCCCTAAAAAGGAGAAATAGGATGAAACTCAGCCACAATCAGATCAGGGAGCTTGTCTCAGGCGCACTCCCGGCAAGCTCCTGGATTGTAGACCTCTTTGATGACAGCGTGATTTATGAGGCCGAAAAGGGAAAGTGTTTCCAGGCGAGCTACTCCATTATGGACGGCAAGGCAATACTGGGTGAGCCGGTCCAGGTCGAAAGACAGATTGAATATGTAAAGGTCCAGGCATCCGTCAGGATATCCGGCGCTCAGGAGAAAGAGGCCGAGGATTACGGGCATAAGTGGAGGGTCAGGGTCCTTGAGTTCGGTACTGATTTGAACGGGACACACTGGACGAAGGAGCCCCTCCTTGCCGCTCTCTCAAGTTTCGAGGGGGCAAAGGTATTTTTGCTCTCCGAGGCGCAACATCAAGCGGGGAAGCATCCCTTTGGAAAGCCTCCAAGGGAGATTGTAGGGTGGCTTTCCGGTGTAGTCTCAGATGATAAGGGGATAGACGCAGATTTTAACATCCTGAAGACTGCGACAGCTCAGCCCTTGAGGGACGCTTTGGTGGATTCATGGGAAAGGGGGAACCCTGACCTCTTGGGTCTCTCAGTTGATCTGAACGGCAAGGCGGAAAAGAGGGTTGTGGCAGGGAAGAAGGTCAACTATCTCCTTAGTGTGGCAGGGGTTACGGTGGACGTGGTTTACGAACCCGCAGCGGGCGGGAAGTTTTTGAGGATGGCGGCGGCAAAACAAAATTTAGAAAAGGAGGAAGAGATGAAGGTAAAGCTTTTAGCGGCACTGAAAGGCAAGAACCCGTCCCTATACGCATCGAAGGTGCAGGGGAAGGAAGAGAGTATCACAGAGGATGAGATCATAGGTCTTCTGGCGAGCGTGGAAGGAGGGGAGGATATCCTGAAGGGGGCGCAGAGGGCGGCGGATGCTGCAAGGCTTACGGCCTGTTCCATGACCCTCAAGGAGGAACTCAGAGAAAGCAAACTCCCTGAGCCGGTGCAAGACAAGGTCAAGAGGCAGTTCGAGGGGAAGGCCTTCGAGATCGAGACCCTTCGAGCAGCCATCAAGGATGAGAAGGAAACCCTTGACAAGCTCACTGCATCCGGTGCGGTCTTTGGCTCCGGCGACATCAAGGTCGGCGCAAGCGACATGGAGAAACGCATCAAGATGCTGGATGACTTCTTTGACGGGAAGGTCCACTCCTTCAAGGCCTGCTATACGAACATCACCGGTGACGAGCAGGTAACGGGACACCTTAAGGCGGCAACCAGGCTTAGGGCCTCCATAGATTCCACTTCCTTCGCAGAGATACTTGGCGACGCTATGCAGAGAAGGATGGTTAGAGAGTACGGCCTGCCGGGTTTAGATGACTGGAAAAAGCTTGCCGACATAGTGCCACTCAATGACTTCAGGACCAACCATCGTCCAAGAATGGGCGGATACGGAGACCTCCCGACGGTCGCGCAGGGGGATCCTTATACAGCTCTCGCCTCTCCTGGGGATGAAGAGGCAACCTACGCTGCCTTCAAAAAGGGAGGCACGGAGGATGTCACCCTGGAAGCCACGAAGAACGATGACGCAGGGGCCATACGGAGGATCCCAACGAAGCTTGCCAGATCCGCTAAGAGGACCCTCCATAAGTTTGTGTTTGATTTCCTCAGGAGCAACCCGACCATCTATGATTCCGTTGCCCTGTTTCACGCGAACCACGCTAATCTGGCAACGGCTGCACTGGATGCTACAAGTCTGGCTGCAAGACGCCGTGCAATGCTTAAACAGGCAGAGGCAGATTCCAGCGAGGTCCTTGGCATACCGGCCAAGTATCTTGTCGTTCCAATAGACCTGGATAAGAGCGCATATGACCTCGTCGCAGGGCCGAGGAACTCGGACTTTAACCCGACAGGAGCGGACTTTACCAGGACCCTACAGATGGAGATGATAGTGGTCCCCTATTGGACCGACATCAACAACTGGTTCCTCGTCGCAGATAAGGGAGATATCCCGACCATAGAGGTTGGTTTCCTTGACGGCAGGGAAGATCCTGAACTCTTCGTTCAGGATCTGCCGAATGTAGGTTCCATGTTTAACAACGATAAGCTCACATATAAGATCAGGCACATATATGGCGGTGCAGTGATAGACTACAGAGGACTTGATGGGAGCATAGTGCCTTAACTTAGGGGGGGGCTTGCCCCCGCCCATTTAAAATCAACCACCCCTACCCCTCCTTAATAAGGAGGGGAGTTTAGGGCAAAAACAAGGAGGAGCAAATGAAATTCAAAGGTCTTTTGAAAGGTTTAATGTTAGCGCTTATATGTCTGACAATCCTGTTCAGCGGGGTAGCGCTGAGTCAGGCGGCAACAAAGAACTATTCTGAGGTACATCCCGGAATACAGATGGTCCCGTTTCACATTTCAGGACAGTACACAGCCACCACAACCGGGGTGGTTAAATTCCTGATACCATTCAAGGCCCAGGTCCTTGGGGTATCGGTAACGGCCAGGGCTTCCGGCGGGACATCCCCTACCCTTACTGTTGATGTAAAAGAGGCGGGGGTCTCAATTTTGAGTTCGGCCATATCTATAACGGCGGGGACTGTCGCAGAGGGTACCGTGAGTGACGGCAGCCTGGCGGATGAATCGGCAGTTACGGTTGATCTGACAATAGGCGGGACCTCGCCGACCTGGAACGATATTACGGTGATCCTGACATTGCGCAGGACTAATTAATCTACCACCCCGCCCTTTGGGCACCCCTCCTTATCAAGGAGGGGAACTGGGGGAGGTGAGGAGCTTATGAGCACACTCACAGACATAAGAGGCAGGGTCATTGACAGCGTCAAGGACGATGCCGGGAAGCTGGCGAACCCGTCGGACTTTGACCGCCACATCCAGGCGGCCATAAAGAAGTACTCGAAGCACAGGCCTG